AAGAAGTTTTATATCCTGAAGACGGATATCAGACACTTTTTCGAAAGCATTGACAGGGAAATCCTGAAAGCAAAACTGAAGAAGGTTATCCGGGACAAAAGATTCCTTCGTCTTATGTATATACTGATCGAATATGACAGAATCGGCGAAGCCGTTCACTATATGGCAAAAGGGCGCCGGAATATGACGATCGGGGACAAGAAGGATCTTGCGACTGAAATCGCATACGGAAGAACTGACAGGGCGCTTTCAATAATCAGAAAATACAAGCCTGATTCGGCCACAATGAAGATTGTCTTCGGATCGATAACAGAATCAAGGCGCGGCGTTCCGCTTGGATATTATACGTCACAATGGAACGGCAATTTTTACCTGAAGGATCTCGATCATTACATCGTCCAGGTATTACGGCCGGATCATTATATGCGATACATGGACGATATGATATTCATATCCAGGAACAAAAGAAGCCTGAAGAAGATCCGCGAAGAAGTCGCCCGATATATGAAAGACGAACTTCACCTTGAAATGAAATCGAACTGGCAGATCTTCAGATTCGAATATGTCGGCCGGGACGGAAAGATCCGGGGCCGTATGCTTGATTTTTTAGGATTTCAATTTCATTACGACAGAAAGACGCTTCGAAAATCGATCCTGAAAAGGATCAGAAGGAAAGCCTTACGGATAGGATCAAAGAAAGGGAAGAAGATATCCTGGTATGAAGCGTCGCAAATGCTTTCATATATGGGAACCATTCAGGCCGCGGACGTGTACGGATTTTATGAAAGATACATCAAAGATCAGATTCAAGTCCGGCGCCTGAAGAAAATAGTATCAAAACACACAAGAAGGGAGAACGCCAAAAATGAAGATCAGTTACAGAAAAGCGGAAAGCCTGGTATATCCGACCTTGATTGATACACAGTCAAGCCCGGGAACAGTCTACGTCAGGAAGGACGTCGAAGAGTACAAAAACCCGGACGGACTTACAGTCTACAAGTACGACGAAGCGGCCCTGAATCTGAAGGAATACGAAGAATATCAGGAAGAAGTCGCGAACACGGAAAGCCTGTCAATGCAGATCATAACACAGGCCCTTGAAGATATCACGATCCAGGCGACCGAAGATTCTATCGCGCAGCAGGAAGGGCGCGAAGAGATCGGACAGATGATTTCAGATCTTGAACTTTTAATCCTGGAAGACCAGGGCGACACAGAAGCAACCACAACAGAAGAGTAAAGAAAGGAAGGTCACAAAATGGCAAAGAAAACCGTTGTTGAACACAGTCCACAGTTTGAGAGTTTGAAAAAGAAGTACGAAATGAACTACGTCAGAATTGACCAGTTAAGACGCTATGTCGCACTTCACGAAAAGCGCTATTCAGTAGGTATCAGCGCAGAGGAATTCGAAGAGATAACAGGAATTCCATATTAAGAAGCCGGATTCTGATCCGGGATCCGGGTCTTTTCCTGATTGCCGGGGTAGCGTGAAAAGGGTCACACTATCCCGGTTTTCTTTGCAATTATGAAAGTATAAAACAGCCTAAAGAAAGGAATAACAAGGTGGAACAGGAATATATCACAAGAAGGGAACACGAAGAATTCGCCCGAAGAATGGAAGCTGAAAACGAAAGAATCTGCGACGAAAACAATCGTCAGAACAAACGCCTTTCTGCGCTCGAAGATTCCGTAAAGGATATCAACAAACTGGCGCTGAATATCGAAAGAATGACAGCTTCGATTCAATCCATGACTTCAGAGATCGAGAAACAGGGGAAGCGCCTTGAATCTATCGAACAGAAGCCCGCGAAAAAGTGGGACGCGCTTGTATTCGGTATTATCGGAGCGATTGCAGCAGCTATCGGCGCCGCTATTATGTCAGGAGTGATTCACTAATGTTATTTATGAAGAAGAAAACAGAGAAGAAAAAGAAAATCGAAACGTCGAAACTTCTTCTTTACTATTGCGACGGATTATTAACGGCGACTGTCATTCTGACTTTCGTCGTCGTTTTTGTATTCAAGGATCCTTCGCTTCTTGCGTATGTCATTCCGGGCGTCTTCGGACTGGCCACGGCTGCGCATGGCTTTTATTTTTGGAAAGCGAAAGCGGAGAACTTGCGCAAGCATAACCAGGCCGACAAGGTAACTATGTCCGACGGATCAAGCGAAGAACCGCCCGCCGGATATTAAAATTATAACTTTTAGGAAAGGAAGGTATCAAAAACATGACAGTAACACTATTTATCACGATTGTAACGTTAGGCGCGGCCGTTTCTTCACTTCTCACAGAAGCGATTAAAAAGGCATACAACAACGCCGACAAAGAGTATTCAGCGAACGTTATCGCCCTGATTAACGCCGTAGTAGTAGGCGGAATCGGAACGGCGGTCGTTTATATGCTTCGCGGGATTCCCTGGACTATCAACAATATTATCTGTCTGATCCTGATGATCCTTGTTGTATGGATCGGATCCATGATCGGATATGACAAGGTCATTCAGTTATTGAAGCAGATCGGGACGGTAGATATCGAGAAAAAGGCAGCGGGCGAAGATAGTCCAAAAGACAAGGAAGGGGGCGGCGACAATGGCAACAGCAGCACAACAGAATAGTTTTATCCAGGCAATCGCGCCGATCATCATTAAATACGCGAAACAGTACGGTTACAAGAACGTTTCCGGGACAATCGCGCAGGCTTGCCTTGAAAGCGCATACGGGACTTGTGCTTTATCAAAATATTTCAATTTCTTCGGCCTTAAATGCGGGGGAGCCTGGAAAGGCCCTTCCGTAAATATGCGAACAATGGAAGAATATACAGTCGGAACCCTGACAGCCATTTCCGACAATTTCAGGGTGTATTCTGACATGGACGCAGGCGTGAAGGGATATTATGATTTCCTTAACTGGTCAAGGTATGCAGCAGTCAAGAATCAGACGACCGCCGAAACATTCCTTCAGGCGATCAAGGCGGCCGGATATGCGACTTCTTCAACCTACGTCCGAAATACAATGAACGTCGTCAAGGCGCACAATCTGACAGCCTGGGACGCAGTATTCGCAGGAGATCAGACAATCGTCGCACCTTCAGCCGGACAGACAGAAGTTATCCCTACATTCAGGATCGGAACAAATTACGTCCTGGCCGTGGAATTGAACGTCAGAACAGACGCCGGAGTATGGAGCCGCAAGAAGACCCACGCAGAACTTACGGCAAACGCGAAGGCAAACGACAGAGATCGCGACGGAGCGATCGACAAAGGAACCGTTGTCACATGTTTGGAAGTTCAAAGGGACGGTTCGGACGTGTGGATCAGGATCCCTTCCGGGTGGGTGGCTGCCTACTGGAAAGGAAACCGATATATCAAAGCGGCGTAAGCGTCAAAACGGCGCGTCCTGGAAACAGGAGAATAAAAAAAGAAAGGGGGATCACGTCCGCGCAAAAGGCGGACAGTAACAACAACCTTCTTTTGGAATATATCACAGAATCAAAGCGATCGTTCTTCAAAAACGGTCGCTTTTTTATGCGGATTTTGCTATAATGGACGGGCGAATTTTAATTGAAAGGATCAAACTATGAATTCAAATATGTTACACGAAGAAGAGATCGAAAGACAAGATCTGACACTTCCGCCGCCGGAAGAAGAACCGCAGCGACAATATTATTTTATCAAGAAATGCCGGGAGATCGTAAAAAGAAAGTCTGAAGAACTGGGGCGCCCTTTATATGCGTGTACGGTAACTATGGGGTGTCAAATGAATATCTAACACGAGACAAAGAAAAGCCGCTAAAACAGCGGCTTTTTATTTTTGGCTTAATATATGAACCGATTACGAAGTCCGTTCTTGAAGACGATTTCCTGGATCTTCGAATCCTTTAATATGATCCGATCGATAACCAGGGAAACAAAGTCCTTCAGGACTTGTTTGTCAACCGTAGAAGCGAAGTCCGAATAATCTATATGATCCCCGGACTGAAGTCTGTATGACAGAAGAAAAGAAGAAGCGGAATTCACAAAGGACAATTCAGCAGCTTCAGAATAAGAATCCCCGGTCAGGGCGTCCGCGATCTTATTATTGACGGCGGTCAAGCGTTCTTGAAGATCTGATCGCGTGGAAAGATATTCGCTTTCAGGGATCCCGGAATCGTCAAAAAGGAAAGCCTTCTTCAATCTATCCAGGGCGCGGGATAATTTGTCAGCTTCAGCCCGAAGGCCTTCGATTTCCGGGGCGTCTTTTTCGGATCCTGGCGGAGAAGGAACGAAGGTCGCGCCGCCTTTCACACTTCCCCGGATCGCCTGGACGATTATATCCAGGTCGTCCCGGTTTATATACTTTACATCTTTGAATTCAGGGCCGGACAGAAGGATCCTTTCCAGGTCGTCAGGGCCGGAGATCTTCGCCCTGGATTTCGTCGCCCTGACAATGTTTGCGATATAATTAAATACAAACGGCCCGATAGTCACATCGGAAGCGCCGGGGGCGTCACAAGCGCGATATGTACGCCGTGAAGTACAGACATATAACGAAGGCTGAAAACCATTCAGGCGGACTTTATCAAGCCGGGAAACCTGAAATCCGGCGCCACAGTCAGCGCAGCGAAGGATCCCACCCGCGAAGACGTGAACGTGTTTCTTTATATGCGGATTATCTGAAGTCGTGGACTTGATAGAATTATCGTCAAGAATAGCGTTGACACGATCCCACAGATCGGGATCAACCAGGGGCGGAAACACACCGGGAAGATATACGACTTCACCTTCAGGCTTCTTTTGTCCCCTGGCAGAATTACGATAATTATATCGATAATCGCCTTTATTCATAGGATTTCGAAGATAATTGCATATTGTCGTTGTGTTCCACTTACCGCCGCGCTTCGTTTGGATCCCGTTGTCATAACAATAATCACGGACTTTCGCCGTTGACCTTGTCTTTTCGTATATTTCGTATAGCTTCCGGGCGTTCGGGGCTTCGACGGGATCATGTTCCGGGAATTCCTTTTCGGGATTCCATTTCCAACCGTAAGGCATACGGGCGCCGTTCCACTTGCCGGACACGGCCCGGCCGATCATTACGTCCGTGACACGTTCAGAAGTCAGTTTTCTTTCCAGTTCCGCAAAAACAAGAATGATCTTCAGGACAGCTTCGCCTATGGCTGAAGAAGTGTCGAACTGTTCATTCAAGGAAATGAACGTGACGCGATATTTCTTGAATTCGTCATACATCAAAGAGAAGTCAACAAGATTTCGGGATATACGGTCAATCTTATAGACTACGACGTGGGATATTTCCCCGGCGCGGATCTTCTTCATCATACGCAGGAAGGCGGGGCGGTCAGTATTCTTCCCGGACTTCCCGGCGTCTTCGAATAGTTCTGTTTTTTCGGCGTGTAAAATATGTTTACAATATGCCTTCAGTTCCTTTTCCTGGAAGGGAAGGGAATCCTTATCGACTTGATACCCGGTTGAAACACGGGTATAAATGGCGACTGTTTTGTTTTCATTCATGGCTTGATCCTTTTCTGATTCTATTCTTCATTGTTATGGCGACGGCGGATCCGTATTCCGAAAAAGAGCAGGACGCCGCCGACGACAAGTCCGAAGATTCCGTTTGAAACGGCAATCGAGAAACCATTGATCCCGCCGATTAAGAACAGAACACCGATCACAATCAGGATAATCGAAAGAACGCTGCCTTTTTTCTTTTCAGGGGCAGCAGCCGCCGGATCTGTTTCTGAATAAGCGGAACGGGCAGCAGGGGACGACGTGGCAGCGGGCGAACTGGATCCCGATCCGCTGATTATATCGGACACGCCGATCGTTGTTTTGTGGTAAATGGAATTTTCGATTGATTTCGCCGGATCCTTGACGAATCCCGCGCCCTTTTTACCATACAAGGGATTCACAGACTTTTTGACGGCGCGTTTGACTTTCCCGGTCGTCCGCGCCGATATGGATTTTTTGATGTTCGGTTTTCTGATTCCTGTTTTCATAGCCTGATTCCTTTCTTTTTATTCAATATGTTCATTAACACCAACAGAACGAAGAACGATTGATCGTTCCGCGGGCGATAGTTCACGGAAGCGGACAATCAGTTCGTGTTCAATTCCGTTCAACAATAATGTTGTATGATCTTCCCGGCCGATCAGATAATCAGTATCGACATTAAAAAAATCGGCTATCATTTCAAGCGTTTCGAAACCAGGCTCACGGATTCCGCGTTCCCATTGTGAAACGGCCTGTTTCGTCAGGTTTAATCGCCCGGCAAGTTCGCCTTGTGTCAACTGTCTTTCCTTTCGGAGTTCTCGAAGTCTTATAGCGAATTTATTCAGATCCATTATTCAAACCCCCTTTCGGCCTTTCTGAACACTATTATAAACGAAACGATTATAAAAATAAACAAAAAGATTATTTTTATGTTGACAAGGGGAAACGAATTGAATATATTAGTAAACAGATAGATTATTTTTCGAAACGACGATAATCAATCAGGAAAGGAGATAAAAGCACTATGGACGAATCTATCAGAGCAAAAGAAACAGGGGAACGTCTTCGCGAATTAAGAGCAAACCGCGGCCAGGCAGAAGTTGCAGAAGCGATCGGCGTTTCGACAATGGCGATTTCACAATATGAAACCGGGAAAAGAATTCCGCAGGATAAAATCAAAGTAAAACTTGCGAAATATTTCGGTCAGTCCGTGGAATCGCTTTTTTTTAGTCAAAAAGTAAACAGTTAGATTACATAAAAGAAAGGATCAAACCATGAACAGAGAATCATTCGAACCTTATCCGGGAAGGATTTACACAAACCACGGCGGCGGCCGCTTCTTATGTATCACAGGCGGGGAAGACGCCTTTTCTTCAGTAATGAAGAATATCGCTTCCGGGTGGACGCTTGAAGCGCACAATATCGGAATTTATGACGACGGGACAATCGACTGGGATTATTCAACAGGCGGATTCTTCAAGGAAATGACCGAATCAGAAAAGCGACTGGCAATCCTGGACGAAGCCGTGACCACATTCGGCAAAGAAAAACAGGTTGACATGATGATCGAAGAAATGGCCGAACTTACAAAAGCGCTTCTGAATGAACGCCGGGGCCGGGAAAGCAACATATCCGAAGAGATCGCCGACGTCCTTATCATGGCCGAACAAATGAAGATCATCTTCAACAATGCGGATTCGGTCGAAGCGTACAGACAAGGAAAGATCAATCGCCTGGCGATCAAGATCGCAACGATCAAGTCGGGCGGGGAAGAATAAAGAAAGGAAAGGATCAAACCATGGCAGTAATTGAAATCGAACTGGAACAGCTGAAGATACACCCGAAGAACGTTCGAACGGAGTATGAAGGAATTGACGAACTCGCGAAGAGTATCAAAGAAAACGGGATCATGCAGAATTTGACCGTCGTCCCT